TAAAGATATACAAATTATTTTTATTGATGAATGGGTAAAGGATGAAAACTACATTTCCGTTGATGCCATCATTTTTAAAGTTGATATAGAAGATCCGTCAATGATGGATCATTTTATGGATATAAAAATGGGATACGATGGAGGATATACTTTTTATGAAAAAATAAAAATAGATACTTATGGTGAATATTTAGTCAAAATAATTGCAAATTACGAAAATGGCACTAGAAAAATTCTAGATCAACAAGAGTTTGTTGTTTTTAAAGAAATTGATTCGGAGGTGCATGATTTTGACTTTGGAATATAATGTAAGCAAGTTATTCCCAGGACAGGTAGTGTTTTCAAAACATTGCGAGGTTGATAAAGAAGATATTGATTTATTCTATAAATGTAAAGATTTATTGACAGAAAAAAAATCAGACATTAGAAATTCTATCTGGCAAGTTTTTAATGATTTAGATAAAAAAATAGTGATTAATAAATATCAAAAGTATATCTTAGAGTGCTTGGCTATTTACTGTGATATATACCCAGAATCTATTCATTCTATTCAATGGCAGGAGAAGATAAATATTATAGTTAATAAACCTGGGGAGAATGAAAAAACGTTTAATCCATCTAGATCCTTTGTTGAAAGCGACGGGTATATTAATAATGCCCCGTTTAATAGACAACTTGTAGTAGAACTATATTTAGATACAGACTATGAGGGGGGTCACCACTCGTTTGAATATATTGACTTAAATAATTATAAACCAGAGTCTGGTGATATTGTTATATACCCAGCATCCTTCTTGTGGTCTAGAAAAGAAAAGAGTATAATAAAGGGTCGTAGAATGTATTTGAGAACATTCTTTAATGGTGGCAAAGACTTCTTTAATGAAGATAAAGATTTAGATTTACCAGGAACAGAGTTGTTCTTTTCTTATATGAGATAGGATAAAAATGTTATCAGATGAAGATAACCCAATAGTTCTTCCAGAAGGTATTACTAGAAGGACAGAGGCTGGCTGCATAGAAATATTTGAAAACATAATGTCTGATGACATTGCTAAAAAACTTATATCCGTCTTTGAAGATTCACACATTAATGAAGAATGTCCCGCAGAGTATCAAGAGGCAAGAATTGGTGGAGAAAACATTGTCGGAGGCGAGTATAGGTCTAATTCAGTAATGTCAATTCAAGGCCACACGGATATCTCTGGGTTTAATGTATGTTCCTGTAAAATGGATGAAGCGGAGAACTTTTTAAGAAGTATTTTTATCCCGTGTGTTAATTTTTATCAATTGAAGTATGACATAGAGGTGGCCTTTGATGAAGGACTTCAGTTATTAAAATATGGGCCTGGGAAAGAATATAAGCCTCATGCAGACGCTGGACCTGGGGTAAGCGGTAGGGTTCTTTCAGGAATAATATTTTTAAATCCATCGGACTATGAAGGTGGCTCAACATATTTTATTAATTTTAATTATAACTTAAAAACTAGTGGTCCATCCATAGCATTATTTCCTTCAAATTATGCGTATACGCATAGAGCAAAAGCAGTATTTTCTGGAACAAAGTATGCAATAGTAACGTGGATGTGGGCACCATGGTCAGGACAACCAGATGGGTGATAAAAATCCAATAGTAATAGATAATTACTTTAGTAATGATAGATTGAATAAAATAGTAAACTCAATAAATTCTATGCCAAAGAGTGAATGGACGTATGATCACCTCTACCGAAGATATAGGATGAGTAGCCCATATGTCACTAAACTGTCAATGTTTGAGTTAGATCGGGCAAGAGAAATATTTAATAACGATAGTTTATTATATACATACTCTTTATTTTGTCTATACAATCAAAAAGATTCATTTTTAGCAAAACATAAAGATGATAATGCCTGTACATATACATTAGACATATGTCTTTATGCTAAAAATCCCTGGGACATGTATATAGAAGGGGTCCCGTATCAGTCAAAAACTAATAACGCTATATGTTTTTATGGAGAAGATCAATTACATTGGAGAGAAGAAATGGGTGAGGATAACAGCGTGCTAATGATGTTTATTCATTTTGCAGATAGAGATCATTGGTGGTTTCAGGCAAATAATACGGAGTGTATAGCATGAATAGAGTAACGCCGTTTGAAAATTATTCAAATACCATTTTTGATAAGAATTTTGAGCAGAGGAATAATAAGACTATTTTTGTTTCTATACCTTGCTATAGAGATAAAAATGTTATTAATACTATTAAATCTATGATTCTAAACGCAAAACGTCCTGAAAATATTTATATCTCTGTAGCGTTCTCTCTAATATTAAATCATGAAAAGTGGATTTCAGAAATAAATCAATTAGCCTCATCAAGCAACATAAATTTAAAAGTAAAAGTGCATGAGGTATTTGAAGTAAATAAGATAGGTGAACTAAGATCTATAGCAGACGCAGAGTACAATAAAGAAGACTACTATATGCAAATATCACCATCTACCGAGTTTGATCCTATGTGGGATGATATTTTAATTAAGCAATATGAAGATATTATTAATAATAGACCCAATGAAAAAGTCATTTTTACCTGTGAGCCAAGAGGATATCTTCCGCACGATGATGTAGTTGAAGGATATACATTTTTTACTAATCATAAAACAAAAATTTCTATGCAAAGACAAGAGTCTGATTATTGCAGAGTTCCTATTGTTGGTTTCAATGAATTTGTTTTGCAGGAACATATAGATAGTAACTATACCGATCAAGATGATAGTCAAGGACTATCTCAAATATTACAGGATGAAATAGTTGAATCCTTAAAGGCTGAAAAATTCTTAGAAAAAAACGGCTTTCCTATTTTTACCAGTAGATCTTTTAGAAAAGATGAATATATTGCTTCAGCGCTAGGAGTTTCTTCAAAATTTATTTTTGCAAAAGCAAAAGATTATTTAAAGAATAATCCTGCCGATAGAGATTGCATAGATTTTGAGGAGGCAAATTTTATATCCTTTGTTAATTTACTTAACTCTGGGTATAGCATTTTTTCATTAAGGTTTACTCCGCTGTATCATCTTTATGAAGGAAAGGATCTTTTTTCTCCAATAAGAAAGTCTCCTAAAGATTTTTATGAAGATACTGATATGTCAGATACTTCATCGTATAAAAAATGTAAGAAAATAATTGAAGATTTCAATCTTCTAGATATGGATAAAAAAGCAAGAATGGGTTATTTATTTTCTATAGACTGGGACGCAAATAAGTTTAAAGTTAGATCAAAACAACTAGATGATGTTTTGGTCAAGTGTATAAATTCATCAGTATCCTTATACAATTTTTCTATAAATGAAAACACCCTTCATTGGAATAAGACTGGACTATGAAAAAAATAATATTTACTAATACAGTTTCAGAATTAGATGATGCTGCTATTATGCCATCACCATCTCTAAAAAGTTTGCCTGGGTGGTATAAAAAAACAGAGTCATTTGTCGGAGGCAAGTTTACCCCCGCTGAAGGTATGCCTAATCTAACCGTAAAAAAATGTGTCCCAGTACTAGATAGCATTGGTCTCGGGTATATAATAACTCTATGGACAGACGTATATGTTGAGAGGGAGGGTAATCAAACATCATTTCAGCCCAGCATTGTTAGAACTGAAACAAAACCAGTAGATGGACACCCTATAGAGCAGCAGGCTCCGCTCTATCCAGTACCACCAGGATTTGATAGACAAATTTTAAAATGGATAAATCCATGGCATATAAAAACTCCTAGGGGTTATAGTTGTTTTTTTACCACTCCAATACATAGAGATTTACCTTTCCAAATTATGGAGGGGGTAGTGGACACAGATACATTCCCATTGTCAGTCAACTTCCCATTCTTTTTAAGATCAGACTTTTCTGGAACAATTCCTCACGGAACTCCTATAGCACAAGTAATACCCTTTAAGAGAGATAATTTTGTATCAGAAAAAGGGGAGTTTGATTCTAAAAAATATTCTTCAATACATAATTATCACGACACAACATTTTTTAATAGATATAAAAATAAATGGTGGTCTAGGAAGGTCTTCAAATGATTTTTAAAAGTTTGTTTAATAAAAAAAATAATGTAGAGAATGAATATGAAAACATAGAGTTTATAGCCAGAGATGATTTTATAAACGCTGCCTCATCCCCACCTATTCCAGCAAAAAATATGATGCCAGAATGGTATAAAAATATTCCTCCACATCATACTAGAAGCCCAGATTTTGATGAAAGGCATGGAAACAATAACTCAACTATGAAACAATGTATGCCCTTCTTTGACAGTCTTACTGCTGGGTATCTAATGCTTACCCCATGCGACATAGTTGTAGAAAAATCCTTTGATGGTAAGACTGCTAAAATTTTTTGCAATGAAATGTTTTCAGTAGTTGGTGAAAGGGGCGCTCCAGGAAAACACTCTATGCCAATACCAGATGACTATTATCGAATAGAATATACTTGGAAAACTCATTGGGAAGCAAAAACTCCTAAAGGATATAGTTGTCTATACACTCATCCAATAAATAGGCCCGACCTACCATTTTATACAATTTCTGGTGTTATGGATACAGACAATTGGTATCTTACAGGAAACCATCCATTTTTTATAAAAAAGGGTTTTGAGGGAGTAATTCCTCTTGGTACTCCAATGATGAGTATCATGCCGTTTAAAAGAAACTCTTGGAGATCTTCAAGTAGAGCGGTAGATGTAATGGAAAGAGATCTTTTGCAGGCTAAGGTTAGAAGACATGCTAGCGGAGGATATAAAAAAGAAATATGGGGTAGAAAGGATTATTCATGATAGTAGAATGGGTTCCACAGAATGAATATGCTGAAAAACATATTCCACCTCCTTTGCCTGCTAAAAATTTTATTCCAGATTGGTATAAAACAATGCCGCCCTTCCAGTCAGGACATACCCCAAAAGTTATAGGAACTAAGGCAGACGCTACTGCTAAAATGTGTATGCCGCTTATGGATTCTTTTTCAATAGGTTATATACAAAGCACATGGTGCGATATTTTTGTTCAAAAAGATCACCAGGGAACAAAATTATTTCAGGCAAACGACTCACAACCTATTTTTAGAGTAGGTGAGCCTAGCAAGCCAGAGAAAATAATATGCCCACCAGGATACATAGATGTATCTTCATCTTGGTGGACTCAATGGGAGCCAAAAACTCCTAAGGGATGGTCTACAATATACACACATACTTTAAATAATTACTCTCAACCATTTTATACAATGTCTGGTGTTGTAGATACAGATCAATGGTGGCTTGGCGGTTCTATCCCATTTTTTATTCAGGAGGGTTTTGAAGGACTTATTCCTGCCGGAACCCCCATGTATCAAATAATTTTTATTAAAAGAGAAAATTGGCGGTCAAAGACGTTAGAGTATTCTCAAGACTCTATTAAAACATTGTATGATTCAGTATTCAATAGTTTTTATGGTGGATACAGAAAGTTAAAGTGGAGCAAGAAACAGTATGAATGAAAAAATATTTGTCTCCATTCCCACTATGAATGATTCTGAATATCTTCCAACAATAGAAAGGTTACTATCGTCGGCTCAATTTCCAGAAAGAGTTCATATTGGTACTACTATTTTTTGGAAAAAAGATGATCTTCCCATATATGGTGCGCCATTTTTCTATAAATTTATAAAAGAACTAGAATCTAAATACTCATCTAATGTGAGTTTTGATGTATTGCCTTGGGAAAAATATAAAGGCGTTGGTAATGGCAGAATAGAGCCACTAAAACATTATAATAATGAGAAATACTATTTATCATTAGACTCTCATACGGTATGTATAAAAAATTGGGACAGAGTATTAATAGAGAGATACGAGAATGCAAAAAAATATTTTGGAAGAATGATTTGCTTAACCACATATTTGCCAAACTATTACTCCGAAGACGATAAAAAAAATCTATCAGACGTTGCTGATGATATTACAGATTCACATTATGGCCTAGATATTGATCTAGGCATGAATGTAGTCTTTCCAAAAGGAGATAGCATATCTAGATGGCAGTTCTTTGACTACAATCATCATCTACCCAGAAAGTACTTTCATGAAGATTATATCTTTCCATTTCCAAATGATTGTAGGCTATCAAGTGATAGTAAAGTCCTAGATAATATAATTGAAGATCAATATCTTCCTGCTAAAAAAATATCAGCGCATTTTACTTTTACAGAAGCAAATCCATGGCTTACAGGACACCGTATAAACTTACATCCAGATATTCTTTTTTGGGGTGAAGAATTTTATCAATCCTGCCTAGCATATGCTAGAGGTTATAATTTAGTCTGGATAAAAGATCCAATATTTTTTCACCACTATGTTCCACTTACGGCAAAAAAGGTAACAATTAGCAACTATGAAAATAATAATTCTCTAAGAAGAATAGAAGAGATAATTGAGTATGATTCATTCTCTGATAAAAATAATATATTCAATCAATATATTAATAGTAATGATGAATTAAACAATAAAATACGGTTAGAAGAAAATATAGCAATAAAAAATTTATTAGAAAATAAAGATTTTTTTGGACATATGCCAAGAAGTACTATGGCTTTTTGTAGATACGCAAAAATAAATGTACTAAAAAGAACAACTGCTCCCTGGTGGGAGGTGCCAAAAATTGACATTATTTTCAAATGAAAAAGTATTTATGCCATTTAGAGAGGATAGCGCTGGACAGAGAAACCCTATGTTAGAGTTATCAAAAGAATACTACGAAAAAATTGGGCTGTCCGTAGAAATAGTAGATTCTGATTCAGATGACTTTAATAGATTCCAATGCTATAACGACGTTTTTAAAAAGTACGACGTTGAATATGCATTAATAATAAATGCAGATACAATTCTTCCTCCAGTATCAATATATAAATCATTTGAAATAATAAAAAATGAAGATGTTGTAGTTAAACCATCTTTTAAAACTGTTCGTATAAAAAATATGGAAAAAGAATTTATAGAAAAATTAATTAATAATGATATATTGGATAATTTTGTTTCCTTAGGATCTACACCATCCTTTCATCTAGGAACCTCTTGGGCAATTAATAGAAAAACATGGGAAAAGGTTGGTGGATTTAATGAAACCTATTTAGACTCTATATTTTGTAATTTAGACTTTGCAATTAGATCATCAATATGTGCAAAACTTATTTTTTTAAATTATGATTCATACGCATTTTCACATGCCCTACCATTTCCAAGATATGACATATTAGATCATAAGAATAGAATAAACTTATTAAATAAATTTTTCTTAGATGAAAATAGAAATGTCTCTTATTTTATAAATAATGAAGTAAATAAATTAGAATCAGACGATATAGATCAAATTTTAGACGTAGATAATTTTATTAAAAACTATTGTTTAGATAAGTTTATTTGTTAAATTTTTCATACCATTCAGAGTACACATAATAATTTCCGTCTTCTGCTAAGAATTCGTCTATATCATCTTGGTATTTAATACACCATTTAGATATTATATTCTCTATGTATGGATTCTGCCGCTGATCTGGAAGAGGCGGAGGAGCCTGAAACTTGATTCCCTGAACAGCAAAAAAACTTCTAATAGATCCACCTAGAAAATATCCCACTCCACAGTTCTGGTAATCATCAGAAATAAATAAACCCGCTATGTAATATATATCAGATCCCTCTGGTTCATACCACATAATTTTACCAATTATGTCATTTTCCTGGAGAGTCATGCCAGATATAACAAACTCTTTATCATCGTAGTCGTCTGTTTGGACCAAGTAGGCACTTCTAAATCTATTTTCAGATAATGACTCCTCCATACAAACCCAAGCGGAGATATCAATATCGGGCCACTCATTATTATAGAAGTCTGGGTCATGAACTATATCTTTGAAGGTTTCTCTCATAAATATATTATACCAAGTGAAATAAAACAATACTTATAGGCTACAATATGATATATGATTAAATACCTTGGTGCAGTTGGGGCTTTCATACGTTTAAATGATAACGAAAATAAAACCTATACTCTTTTAAATGTATATTCTTCATCAGCGGCACAACTATCACTATTCTCTGCAAGTGTCAACAATCTATCTGGCGCTGTGACATTTGATTCTGCCTCAACTTCTTTATATGTAAATGGAGTATCTGGGTCAGTTATTCCAAGCAAACAATGGGCACACGTTACGTTTTCTTTTAATGATAAGTTGAGTACTTATGACTCTAATAATTTTCTAATTAGATTTGGACACGCTGCCTCAAGCAATTTCAATATACAAAACCTTTACATATTAGAAAATTCCTTTACTGATTCAGAGGTTGGTTATCTTCATCAAGAATTTACAGGTGGAACGACAAATAAATTAACCGTTCCACCATCGGCTTCATACTCTATCAATATTATTGATTACCCAGAAACTAATTTCACCTCTGCCTCTACAAATGTAATCTATCAACCATCATTTGGACAAAACAAATATCTAATGGATATAAGTGCCGTGGCGGAAGATAGCCTTAGTAAATTTGTTTCTGCATCAGTAATGACAAACGATAACTTGTACATAGACTCAGTAAATGTAAGTATTGGAGATAATATTTTATCTCTGGCAGATAATCAAATATATCAGTTAACCTCATCCTCACAACTTATTACGGTATCAAGTTCTGTAGGAGATGTTGTTAAAGTTCTATACGGTCAATATTTCAACCGAATTTCTTTCATAAAGACTGCTAGTGGGTTCAGCGTTGAGCCAATAGTGGTAAAAATTAACTCATACCTGAACACCATACAGTCAAATAATGCCTAATGTGGTATTATTTGGTACATGGGACTTGAAGTAGTAAGAGATAAAAGTAATTTTGGCATCTATGTATGGCTCCTACCAGAAGGTGGAGTCTTCAAAGATGATGACGATAATGTTCTTAATATCCCATCTGAGCGTGGTGACATTACAAAGATGGCTGAACTTCGTAAAGCAGCAGCACATTATGGTCAACCAGACGGTCAAGCAGTATTCATTCCTGGTATTGGGCGGGTAACAGAAGAAGAGTACCAGGAAGATAAGTATCGCATGGAAAACGGTTTATTAAGTTATGGCGACACAGGAGCGTGGAGAGATGCAGCAAGAACCAGAAGAGACCTGGATAGATAACGTTGGCCTGAGTAAGGCCATGAATCCAGAATCATTTATCCCTGTAGATAAAGATGATTTTAATCAGGATGCCGATACAATTCTTAATCTTAATGGTCTGTCACAAAATTTCAAAAGATCTGTTAGGCGTAAATTAAATAAAAGCCTTATAACTGCAGGCGGAGAAATTGTAACAGCAGAAGACAATATGTACGCTGGAGATGATGCTACCTCTAAGCAAATTATTCCAGATAAGTATGGATACGGTATCTTTGATGTTGTAGAGCCTCTTTATAATCCTTATGCATTGGCTAAAATCTATGAACTATCTGCTCCCAACTATTCAGCAATTAATGCTAAGGTAGCAAATATTGTTGGCCTGGGGTACGACTTACTGCCCACTCTTAATATTATGGAAAAACTTGAGTCTATCTCAAACACAGAAGAACTTGGCAGGGTAAGAAGAAATCTCGCCCGTCAAAAATCTCGCGTTATTGATTGGTTAGAAACAAGAAACGACGATGATACGTTTACCATGACATTGATGAAAGCCTATATTGATGCAGAATCGACAGGAAATGGCTATATTGAGATAGGAAGAAAAACAACTGGAGAAATTGGCTATATTGGACATATTCCTGCTCCAACTATGAGGGTACGACGTTTAAGAGATGGATTTGTTCAGATTGTTAATGGAAAGGCTGTATTCTTCCGTAACTTCCAGGGTGAAGAAAAGAATCCTATCACTACCGATCCTCGTCCTAATGAGATAATTCATATTAAGAATTACACTCCTACAAATACTTATTATGGCCTTCCTGCAATTGTTGCTGCTAAAAATGCTATGGCAGGAAATGAATTTGCCTCCCGATTTAACCTAGAGTACTTTGAGAATAAGGCTGTGCCACGTTATATTTTCTGGCTTAAGGGCGCAAAAATGTCACGGGCGGCAGAGGAAAGACTGTTTGAATTCTTCCAAGGAAACTTGCGCGGACAGTCTCATAGAACAGCCATTATTCCTATTCCTGGCGACACTCCAGATCATAAGGTAGAAATGAAGATGGAGCCCATTGAGACTAATATCCAAGATTCATCATTCAACAACTATAAGAAGATGAACAAGGATGAAATTCTTATGGCTCACCGTGTACCTGCCTCCAAAGTAGGGTCTACAGAAGGAATTGGTTTGGCGGCGGCAAGAGAAGCAGATAGAACCTTTAAAGAACAAGTTTGTCGTCCAGCCCAGGATGCATTAGAAAAGAAGATAAATAAAATCATTTCTGAGAAAACAGATTCTTTCAAGTTTGAATTCAATGAACTGACACTTACTGATGAAGAGACAAGATCAAAGATTGATGAACGGTATCTTAGAATGCAAGTTATTGTTCCTAATGAAGTAAGAGAGAGACTTGGAATGTCAACGCTTCCTAGCGGAGATACTCCAGTTGTTCTTAATGCTCAGGCTCAAGCAGAACAAACTGCACAGTCAACTAGAAATAGAGTAAGAGACCAACAGCGTGCTTCAAATGCTCCAGACAGCGATGAGTTGGGAAGAGCAACACAAGGAGAAGGTAGGCAGCAAAATTAATAAAGTTAGATATAATATAATTTAATTGTTATGATTATTAATAAAGCACACTTCGATGTAGATGGAGATAGTCTCCGTCTTACTATGCCTATTGCTAAAGTAGATGAAGAGCGCAGAGTAGTTAGCGGATTTGCCACCCTTGACAATATAGACCGTCAAGGGGATATTCTTTTATCAGAGGCATCAAGAAAAGCATTTGAGAATTTTAGAGGAAACGTCCGCTTGATGCATCAGCCAATTCCTGCCGGAAAAGTTATTTCTTTCCGCGAAAACTCTTTCTATGATCAAGAAACTGGAAAAACGTACAGCGGTATATTCGTTGACGCATACATCTCTAAAGGTGCAGAAAATATTTGGCAAATGGTTCTAGATGGCACTCTTACAGGTTTTTCAATCGGTGGCAGGATTGTAGATTTTGAGAATAAGATGGACGATCAAGATGCTGATCGTGGCGCAGTAAGGGTTGTAAAAGAATATGAACTCATGGAACTCTCTCTAGTTGATAGCCCAGCCAATCAATTTGCTAACATTTTCTCTATTCAAAAATTAGGTGATGAAATTGTTACATCTGGAATTGCAACAGAATTTTCTACAGAAAATGTTTTTTGGTGTGCTTCAGACAAGATCGCCCTGACTGAAAAGTCTGACTCTGCAGATTGTCCAGTTTGCCAAAACTCTATGAATGAAATCGGCTGGGTGGAATCAACAGACTTAAACAAGAATGAAGAGGTTGGAAGACTTGTGGATGGCTTTATTTCAAAGGCAGACTCAGTAAGAGTAGGAGATTTTGTATCATGGGGTTCAAGCGGTGGAACGGCTAGAGGAAAGGTCGAAAGAGTTGTACGATCTGGATCTATAAATGTTCCTGGCTCAGATTTTACCATTAACGCAGAAGAGGGAAATCCTGCTGTTTTAATTAGAGTTTATCGTAAGGGTGCCGATGGATGGGCTCCTTCAGATATAAGGGTTGGTCACAAGATGAGTACTCTTAGAAGAATTTCCGCTCTAAGCACTAAGATGCACGATGAAGATATGGAGGGAGAGGATCTAGAAAAAGAAACAGTAACTAGTGAAAATACTCCTGCTCGTAATGCACAGCAAGGTTTGCCTGGAGGAATTCCAAAGGCTCCACGAAAGAAAAAGCGTATGTACCGCAAAGATGAAGGTATGGTTAAGTCTGGAGACTATGTAGTATTTTCAGACAATGCAAAACTTTCTAAGGGCCGTGTGGATGTTATTGATACAGAGAAAGCAGCGGTTAGAATTTACAAAGAGGTGGCAGATAACAAGTTCCAGCCAACAAATAACATCGTAACTAAAAATATTACAGACTTAACAAAAATTAAGGTTGCAAGTAAAAAAGCATTAGAGAAGTCATTATCAAATGAAGATATTGATCATCTAAATACCTTAATTTCTCAGCATAATGAAAAATATGGTAATGTTGATTCTAAGAATGTCTCATTCGATATGCTGCGTAAGGTTTTTGAGCGCGGCATAGCAGCATTTAAGGCTAACCCAGAGATGCAAAAATCAGATGAGTATTCTCCTGAGCAATGGGCGTATGCAAGAGTTAATGGATTCTTGCAGGCGGTAAGATCAGGAAAGTTCAACAACAGACCATATGACACAGATTTGTTGCCAAAGGGTCACCCATTGTCAACGAAAAAGTCAGATAATTCAGAGGAAAATGAACTGGCTTTACAAAAACGAGAAGGAGGTGTTGAAATGGCTGACAATAATACAAGCCATGAAGAACTTGACACCGCCGAGGCAACAGACGAGACTTCTGAGGAAGTAACGTTTGAAGTAGAAGAAACTGTAGAGGACGTAGTTACGGAAGCCCTTGCTATGGCTAAGTCCGATGGTGTTGAGGCTGAAGTTGCCGATGATACCACCTCTGAAGTTTTTGACATGGAAAAGGCCCTTGGCGAAGTTAAGTCTTTCGTAGAAGAGACAATTACTAAGTCCATTGAAACTAATACCGAATCACTTGAAAAGTTCTCCAATGCAGTAGTCGAACTTGCTAAGGCAGTTGACGAAAAGATTGGTCAACTTCAATCAAAGTATGAAGAGGTTACCAAAAGTTTAGCCGATCTTAATTCTGCTGCTGTAGAAATCGCTAATCGCGTGGAATCAGTAGAAGAAGAAACGGCAATTAAGAAGTCTGGCGAACTGGAATCCAGTATCCCAGAGCAACCCATAATGAAGAAATCAGTATGGGGCGGACGCTTCCTCAGTTCCGCAGAAGTATTTAACTAATTAATTAAAGAAAGAGAGGTGCAAAGAAAAGCATGAGTGACGCAATTAATAAAGCCGCTGCCGCAGTAAATGTTGGTACAGGTGCAATCATCTCAGATCTCGCTTCAAGCGGTGATATGGAGAACTTGACCACCAATCCACTAACACAAAACGGCGGTGTGCTACTTCCAGAACAATCCCGTCGATTCCTTGACTATGTGTTTGATCAGATGGTCTTGGGTAACGATGGGCGTAGACAAGTCATGCGTTCAAATACCGCTGAATTCGATAAGATTCAGGTTGGTACACGCTTGATCCGCAAAGCATCACAGGCAAGTGAAAACATCTTTGATGCTGGTGCAGGCGAAACAGGTTTCGCAAACCGTGGCGCACAATTCACCAAGGTTGAAATTGTCACTACTAAGTTCCGCTTGGACTACGAACTCTCAACTGAGGCACTTGAGGATAACATTGAAGGCTCCGCTCTTGAAGATCACATTGTCCGCCTAATGGCTGGCCAATTCGGTAATGATCTTGAAGATATCGCCATCAATGGTCTTGCTGCTCAGGGTACTGCATCATACGCTGGTACGACTTACCCATACACAATCGATGGGTTCGTCAAACTTGCTGATGGCGCTGCTGGTGGTACTCACTTCGGTACCGCTGCAACCCTTACCACAGCATCAACATTCTTCACCGCTGCTACCACCGCAGGTCAACTAAAGAGTGGTTCAGCAATCGCCTTCTTTGAGCAACTTTACAACGCATTGCCCCGTAAGTTCAAGGCTCGTCGTCAAGAGTTGAAGTTCTATGCTTCAACAAAGAACGTACAAACCCTTCTTACAGATCTCCGCGCAATTGGTTCAGGTGGTGTTCCTGAGGATATCGCTTCTGGTATCCTTCGTGGCGCACAACCTCGCGTTGGCGGTCCTGCTGGTATGACAACCTCCATCTTCGGTATCCCCGTGATGGAAGTTCCACTATACCCAGACCACTACGTTGACCTTACGTTCCCACAGAACAGAATCTGGGGCTTCCAGAGAGATGTTACTGTACATCGTGAGTTCAAGCCAAAGAAAGACACCGTAGAGTACACAGTTTACGTCCGCATGGGTCTTAACATTGAGGAACTTTCCGCAATGGCTAAGGCTAACGCCGTAACTGGCTGATAACTTAATAGTTCTTGGTTAGGGGGTCGCGTAGGCGGCCCCCTTTCCATATTCCAAAATATAGTAAAATATAAATAATTAAATCATGGCGGTGCTGAATGCTTGAATATTTGAGAACAGATAACTCTCCGTTAACAATATCATATACGGCGAGTTCATACGCTACTAATGTGTATTTTGAAGCCTATGACTTGGATACAGAAGAGTTTATCCAGAGTGGGGCGGCAACAACTAGTGGGTCATATATTTATTCAATTACCTTTACAGCAGATTCAACAGCGTATGATAGAAATATAAAGTTAGAAATTATTACAACAAGTTCTGCTGGTGCCTATAATGAAATACAAAATATTTCCTTAATAAGACCTTATGCATCAGTAAGTAGAATAGAATCTCTTGCGACCATTCCTGCTAATACAGCATCATCTACATTACTTAAATTAGAACGTAGGGCACGACTTAGCCTTAATGCATTTATTGGTCATAGTTTTTATAAACTTAAAAAAGATATAACCGTATATGGTAATAACACAGACGTTCTCACACTTCCAGAAAATCTTTATAGAATAGATAAAATTTATGAAGATGATTTGCTGGTATATGAAAGAGATAATTCAGATGTTCAACTAGACTATCCAATAGAAATTGCTGATTCAAAAAATAGAATTAAAATTGTTAATACTGCGTCTAAGAGTAAAGACACAGCAGAGTCACCTATATTTTCAGTCTTCTACTATGAAGGTGTATTTAAAAAAGATCATTCCTACAGAATTGATGGGATCTGGGGCTGGGACTATGTTCCATCGGATATTGAGCAAGCAACAGCATTATTAGTAGAAGACTACTTATGTAATGATTTCAATATCAGGAATAAAAATATTGCAGAACTATCCAACGATTCATATGATATTAAATATGGCTCAGATTTCGCCACAGGAACAGGAAACCTTGCTGTAGATAACCTTATTGCTCACTATAAAGAGCCTAGATATTTGGTGATTTAATGTCTGGGTGCATTAGTTCAACAGCCTATACAATGAAAGCCGATATTTACTCTGCCTCCGTTACTCAGGGTGCAGCGGGTGAAGTAATAAGAACTTGGGTCAAGGAAGAAACTATAGATTGTTATGCTAGAGGTATTCTTCGTAAAGGCGTTGGTGAAAACTCAACAGCATTTGAAATTAATAATTATGTAAATATTCTTAACTCTATGGTTAAAGTAAGAACTAATAAAATTATTCCAGCAGATAGAAGAGTGGCAAATATTAGAAATAACTATGAGGTTATCTATAAGGAAGGTCAAGATCCTTCAACTGCTGGAGGTATAGGTGGGTCAACCATCTTTGAACCTAGGGGAAGTACACCTATAACTAATTTTGATGGATCAATCATAGAGTATGAGACTGTTCTTATGCGTCAAGAAATTCAAAAACTGGACATTTTTTAATGGCATTAAAAGTTTTCAATACAGGTAAATTTGCTGAAAAAGTTATAGCCTTGTCATTGTATGACAGTACAGTTTTAACAGATCTATATCTAAATCCTATTAATGCTCAAAAAATTAATCGTGGTGCCGCCATTCTCATAAAGAACTACTTTGAAGAATATATGGATGCAAGATCCAAGCAAAGTCCAAAGTCATACCATCACGTTTATGAGTTCGATAACATAGGGAATAGATCTTCTAGATTATTTAAAGCAGATATTAATAGTACTCCAGATGGTAGCGCCACAATAACTTACTCATTTACTAGTGCTAAAACTCCTAATAGAGAAGGATATCCATTTCCTAATAAAGCAGAGGTTATGGAGGCCGGAAACCCAATTACTATTACCCCTAAAAAATCGGAGTACTTGCAATTCATGCTTGAAGATGGAAAGTTTGTTAAAAGCAAGCAAATTGTTGTTAATAATCCAGGCGGACCAGATGTAGCAAATAGTTTTACAACAACTTTGAACAGATTTATGGCATCTCAAGCATATGCAGTATTAACTAAGTCAAGATATTTTCAAAGAATTGAGGGAGCAATGATTGCCAAAAGAAGGCTCATGATTCCTAGAATAAATTCTGGGTTAGTTTCAGAGGCAGTACGTCGTGCTAAAATAGATGCAGATCAAATAACTGGAGGCTTGGGAGCATTCTATGCCTAGTTACACAGAACTACCGATAGTTCTTATTAATAATTATTTATGGGACCTAGCCAGAGGCAATGTCGTAGGCCAACCTGCAATAGCAAGTGCTGTATGGAACACCAGCCTTTATACATTCACCCCATTTTATCCAGTAAGTGAAAATCTAGCCCCCGACTCTGAACCCATTCCATATGTACTTTATGATTATATATTTCTTCCAAAACCAGGAACCTTCTGGCCAATGGAAAAAGAAGAGGCAGACTATATCATTGTTGGGGACCTACCTCAAATATATTACATAAAAAACTATATAACTGAGGCCCTGCAAAAATTTGATGAAAGTGCGCGGGAAGTAAATAACTACCTTATGACTGCTTCTGTATCAACTAATTTTAAATATATAACAATTGATCAAGAAAATTATATTGCAGAAGAAAAAAGAATTGATAGTTTTGCCCCCAAGTTCATTACATGTCTTAAACTAACTTACGAATATACCAAATAAACCTAGATATGATAACATATCTATGAGGAAGCGTAATACAATATCGCTTCAAGGAGGTGAAAAAATAAATGGCCAGAGACTTTAATGCAAAGAATATTATTACAGGCGCAGCAACCGTATATGTCGGCAAGAACGGTGTAGAGAATAACAGAATCAATGTTTCATCTGCTACTGCAACCGCACAAGACCCAGGTAATGTTACTACAGTTACTGACGGTGAATGGTACCACCTAGGTTACACAATGGAGGGCGTTACGCTCAACATTGAACCAACCTTCAATGACGTTATGGTTGACCAGTTGCTTGACACAGCAAGACTGTTCAAGACTCAGCAAAGAGTTACTGTCGCTACATCACTTACAGAGGCTACTCTAGAAAACCTTTATGTTGCTATTGGTGGTGCTGGTGGTGCAACTGGTGACTTCCAGACTGCATCAGCAGGTGCTTCATACAACCAAATCACCGCAGCAGACAGTTCTGCAAGCGCCCTAGGTGCAGCAGGTGCTAGTGCAATTTTTGTTAGTGGTTCCGCTACAGCACAGGTTCAGAATCTACTTCATCTTAACGGTGGTTCACTTGGTATTGCTCCCGTGGAGCGCTCCATGTGTTTCGTTGGTTCTGCTCCAACCTCAGTCGCTGAATCAGGTGGTGCAGGTAAGAAGGCAGAAAGAATCTACACGGTTTACCGCGCTGTTTCTGTTGAAGCAGTTGGTGTTGGTGTTCGTCGTGACGACGCTACAGTATTCCCTGTTAACTTCCGCGTTCTCCCCTCTACCTCTAACGAGGCCCCTGACGGCAACGCCGCATACGGCAAGATTGTTGACAGACTGTTCTAATAATTCAATACAGTTTATGATAGGGACGCAGCAAAACGCTGCGTCTTTATCATTTATAGGGTATAATATTGCTAAACAACGAAAGGATATCTAATGGCAACCAAAGTATATGAAACAGTAGAACTAGAACTTCTAGACGGCAGAACAATTACTGTCAAGCCACTTAATCTTAAAAACCTCCGTGAGGTTATGAAGGAATGGCAGAAAGCCTCAGAAGTTCAGAACGAGGATGAATTCCTTGATGTTCTTATTAAATGCACATCAATTGCTTTCCGTCAGTTTGCTCCAGACTTGGCAGAAACTACTGAAGAACTTGAAGAAGCAGTAGACCTTCAAACAATGTACAAAATTCTTGAGGTTGCCGCCGATATCAAGTTGAATGACCCAAACCTAGTAGCGACGGCTCAGGAACTCGCTGGGAGGATCTAGACCTAGCCTCCATGCTTGGAGAAGTCTTTCTGTTAGGACATTGGAAAGACTATGAAGAACTTGAATCGTCGCTATCTATGCCAGAACTTGCCGCTACATTAAAAGCAATTTATGAAGCGGAAAGAAGAAGACAAAAGTTTATGGCCGCTCTTCAGGGCATAGACATTGACGAAAATTCTGAAGAACCAGAGGAGGAAGCCCGAATTCCTAGTGTAGAAGAAATTCAGGCTAGAGCAGTCGCTAGGTTGACTGGTGATAAAAGCATGGCTGGAGCAATTGAACAAGGGTTTACCCCAGATATGGGCGTTACATATGCGTTAGCAGAGGGTGTTGAATTTGGCTAATATTCACTCTACTATTACTTATAACGCTAATCTTTCTGCTGCCCAGGCTCAGATCAAGGCTCTCACAACTCAAATTGGTACACTTACAGCCGCATTTAATACTTTAGACAAGTCTGCTTTAATGGCTCAAAGGAGCCTAGCAGCAACATTTGCCGCTGGTGTCGGTCAGGCTGGTGGTTTTACTACTCAAACAGTTAAAGCAACTAGTGCAGTAGAAACATTCGGCAGGCAACTTGCTGCAAACCGCCTTACTATGCGTCAGTATTTCCGCGAGGCAATTACCGGTTATACTAGACAAAATAGTTTAATGCGTCAACTTGCTGCACAACAAGTTAGATACCAACAATCAATGGCTGTTCCCATCGGCGGGGGTCAGGCTATGATGGTTACCCCTCAAAATATTAGTGCTGCAGGTAATGCAGCAGCGTTAGCATCACAAAGATTCTCAGTATTTAATCAACTAGTTAATGGTGGCGCTACTGCTATGCTTAACTGGGGTAAAAATACCCAATGGGCTGGTCGCCAATTAATGGTTGGCTTCACAGTGCCCCTGATGCTTTTTACTGCTGTTGCATCCAAGCAATTTAGAGATCTTGATAAAGAGTTAACTAGGTTTCAAAAAGTATACGGATCAGATCTTGGAAATGCAATTAGTGAATCTACTAGTCGTATGCGAGAACAAGTTAAACAACTGGCATTTGATATTTCAAGCACTTATGGCATTGCCGCTAAAGAGACTGCTGCCTTAGCAGCAGACATTGCTGCTACTGGAGCAGAGGGTGAAAAACTTATTTCTGGAGTACAGCAAACAACTAGACTTGCAGTACTTGGTGAAGTAGATAGACAAGAGGCTATGAAGGCAACCTTGTCCCTACAGTCAGCATTTAAGATGAATACTAATGAACTTGCTGAATCAATTAACTTCCTAAATGCTGTAGAAAATCAAACGTCCGCAACACTACAAGATCTTTCTACAGCAATTCCTAAAGTTGGACCAGTTGTTAGAAGTTTAGGTGGCGACATTAAAGATCTTGCAACATTGCTAGTTGCTATGCGTGAGGGCGGTATTCCTGCAGCAGAGGCTGCAAATGCATTAAAGTCTGGGTTAGCCTCGCTTATTAATCCAACCAAACAAGCCTCAGAGGTTGCAAAACAATTTGGCGTAGATTTGGTTGGCATTGTTGAGGCAAATCGTGGTCAACTTATGCCAACTATTTATGCTATGCAAGAGGCACTCTCAGGATTAGATAGTTTTTCAAGATCAAGGGTCATTGAGCAGATATTTGGTAAGTATCAGTTTGCTAGAATAACAGCACTATTTGATAATATTGGACGGGCAGGATCACAGACTCAATCGGTGGTAGAACTAGCATCTAAGTCTTCTACAGAATTAGCGCGAGTTGCTAATCAGGAACTTAGAATTCTTACAGAATCAACGGCTATTAAATTCCAGAGAACACTAGAAGATTTAAAAAATTCAATCATGCCAATCGGTCAGGTGCTGACTGAAACGTTAATTCCAATATTTGAATTTATTGGTAGCGGCATGAAAACATTTGCATCCTTCTTCCAGGCCTTACCAGAGCCAGTTAAGAATTTTGCTAAATATGGTGTTGCTATTGCTGCTCTTGCTGGTCCGATTATTATGTTGGTTGGTCTATTTGGAAACCTTATCGCCAATGGTATTAAATTTGGCATGATGTTGACTAGGATCGGCGCAAGAATTGCAGGAATTAAAACAGAAAAGTTTGAACTACTTACTGCAGATGTTATGGCTGCAAAACTTGGTGTAGATAGACTTACAACATCATTTGACACCCAGGAAAAGGCTCTTCTTAGACTTACAGGAGTTCTTTCTTCCTATGAAGCATCTCTTAGAAGATTAACTACTGCTAACCCAGCATTATTTGTTCCTGGCGCTATTCCATCGGCTCGCGGAGCAATACCAATTAGAAGGCAGGGTGGGTCAGATAGACCAGAGTTTGTTCCAGGATCTGGCCGTGGAGATAAGATTCCCGCCATGCTTGAGCCTGGTGAATTTATTGTAAACCGTGCGGCTACAGAAAAATATGCTCCAGTTCTTATGGAGATGAATCGTGGAACCTTAAAAGGATTTGCTAAAGGGACACAGGAGTATAACCTATCTCATCTAGGAGCCCCAAGAGTTGCTACTGCTGGTCAAGTATTAATGATGCCTGGTATATCAGAAAGTGCTAGAGCCATGGCATCACTAGTTGCCGCTCTTCATGGAGCAGAAGCACAGATACTCATCTATTCTAATGCTGTAGTAAATCTAACAAAAGATACAAACTTACAACTAGAACGTGGCAAGGGTGTAAAGGCTAAAATATTAAGACAAGAACTAGCAACGGCAGATGCTTTTATTCCATTACAAGATCAATTACGAAGACTTATAAGAGAAACTGGAGAATTTGCTGGAGATGTTAATTTAGCAGAACAGGCGGCTGCTGAGTTTGCTACAAAAATAAGATCTGAACTTTCTGGGATTAGGGGAACAGTTAGCGCTGCTAGATTAGGAGAAATAACAAGGTCTGCTGTTGGTGGAATGAGCCCGACTACAGCAGCACTTATGACTAGGTTGTTAGAAAGAGAAACAACTATGCAGCCTAAGGGCCTAGGCGCTGGAAACCTATCAATGTTTGCTGCAATGACTGGCCAGCCATTAAGAGGAAAGGGCGATAGTTTAACTGTTGGCATTGGTGGAAAAGATGTAAGAATACGTTCTAGTAGGGGCGGGGAAAGAGTTGGATTATATGAAGATATCAGGCCATATAAAGGCTCCGCAACATCTATCCTTAGTTCATCGGCAGCATCTCAATATTCTAAAGTTTCCACTTCAACATTACCAAAACCTTATTCATATACATCAGAGGGTAGTCGTTTTTATGGAGCCGCCGCTGCCTCGGTCATTGAATCTAATATAAAAGATGCAATTCTAAAAGGAATTATTCTTGGCGCTAGAACAGGATCTCCATCTAAAGAAGCCGATGCTAGATTTATGGCGCAAGGAAAAAACATAGCCGATGGCGTTATTGTAGGCCTTGAAAAAGGATTTAAAGCAGGAGCAAGATCAGTCTATGGTGGAATGGGTCCGCTAGGGTCATTAAGGGCCATAGGTCCAGGAGTAGAATCTCTAGGCCCTGCCACTAGAATAAGAGAAGCCATGCACCATGAGGCAGCAGCAAGAACAACGCTAGCAAGAGCCCTTCAAAAAGAAGTAATTGTACAAGGCATGATTACAGATAGCCAATTAAGAACAGATGAACTTCAAAAGAAAGGCAATATAACGCTTGTGAATTGGACAAAGAGCCTTGAAACAGGGCTATGGGTCCATAAAGATGGAGCAGTCGCTGGTAAGAAAAGAACAGAAACATTAGAAGCACTTGCCATAGAAGAGGCAAATAGATTAGCCCTAGAGAAAAAACTTTCTGGGATTGTAACTATAAGACAGCGTGCTGAAGAACGTGCAGCAGAAACAGCCCGTATTAAGGCAAGTTCAGATGAGGCGCTATCAAGAGCAAATACTGCTCGCGCAGCGGCTTCATTTGGAGTAGGCCCTGGCGGATCAATGGGATACCTTATGGGTGGAGTTTCTCCATATGCGGCAGGCGTAGCAAGATCATCCAGATTTGGACATATGACTTTAGAGGAAAGAAAACAACTTGCTGCTGCTAGGAGAGAGTCTTATCTATTACAAAGAGGTGTTGCCCCAAATACTGGGCCAGCCGTTGGAATAGGAGCCGCAAAAGATTCTGCCCAAGGTGGAATGCGTGGCATGGGCGCAATGAATGCAATGTTTGCCCTATCTATGGTTACTTCTAGTCTATCGATGATGAGCGGGGCATCTCAGGAGGCCACCGCTAAACTTGGTCTATTTACTACAGCATTAATGACTGCTAGTACATTAATGATGTTAAGAGGTTCAGGCGCTGGGGTTCCTAGAAATTTCCTAGGAATGGGCTCATTGTCGAATGCTGCTGGTGCTGCTAATTTAAGAAAGACTGGAATGGCTGGGGCTACTGCTGCACAGGCTGGACAACTTAGAGGTTTAGGTTATGGAAAAGATCTTGGAAAATTAAGCGGCGCTTTAAGTATGTTAGGTGGTCCAGTAGGAATGGGTGCAGCCGCAGCCATTACTGGCATTGCAGCAGCATATCTACTTGTTGAAAATGCAGCGGAGCAAGCAAGAAAGCGTTCAGTAGCCGCCTTTGAAGATCCCATTAAATCAGCAGAATATTTTGGTGTAGCGATTACTGATGTAACCCAACAGATGAAAGATCTTCAGACAGGAATAGAAGAACCTATCGATCAGGGTATTAGGGATGCTGTAAAACAAGATTATGCCGCCCTAATTGAAAAAATTCGTTTTAGTGGCGCATCAGCAGGAGCAAGAGAATTATCTCTAGTCTTTAATAAAATGATTGCTTCCGGTTTATCTGCCGAAAGTGCTACAGCAGCAGTAAAAGCGATTGCAATAGAATCTGGTCAGGCTGGTGGAGAGGCATTTGCTACAGCATATCGTGAAGGTTTAATGCGATCAACAACTCCAAAAGATGTAGCAAATAATTTAGTGGCGCAATTCGACCCTGAACTAATGGCTAGAAATGCAGAAGAAATTCGTAAATCAATTGAACAAGTTGATTTAGGCCCAATGATGGATATGGCTGGAAATAGTGCGGAATTATTAGATAATACTTTTGGAGATATTCTTACTGGAGTTGCTAGTTTTACAAGTAATTTAAATCAAGGCATGAGATTTGCAAGAATGGCTATTACTAACATTCTTCCAGAAGATAATATGTTTTCACAATCAATAAATCAGTTATTTGATAAAGATCAGGCGCAAGCAGCAATAGATACAGCCTCAAACTATTCAAGAACTATGGAGCAACTTGCCGCAAATCTGGCAGAAAATATGGACGTTTCTTCTACACAAATGATAGGAGTAGTTGAAACATTATTTTCTACATTTAAAGACGCCCCAACAGAAAGTATGCGAGCATTTGATAAAATTTCAGAAGTAGCCCTATCTTTTAATAATGTTGAATATGATCCAGCACCTATTCAAGAATTTTTAAATACATTAGATCCAATTGCTTCTATTACACTTAGCCCATTAATTCAAGATAATGAAGAACTTGCTCTTAAAATTCTTAAAGCAACTGCAGCAGGGATGGATCTACAAGATATTTTAGATGCGATAGCAAACGATAGACTGGATATTGAAATTAATGTAAGGGTAGAAATAGCAGAGGCAGAGCAAGAACTTTCTCAATTAAGAAAAGACCTTGCTGAAGGAATTGAAGGAGACCTTGAGGGCGACATAGAAAGATTAGATACAAGAATATTAAATCTTACAGATAGAATTAGCAATCTTGGTGAAAAAAGAGAAGAATCTCTTGAAAAATTACAGGAGAATTTTGACGGAGAACAGAAAATTCGTGAGGATTCAGTTGAAGCACTAGAAGATGAGTTAGAAAATAAAAAAGAAGTATTCGAAGAAGAAATGAAGGCTCTAGATGATAGACAGGATAAAATACAAAAATCCTCAGATGCCTACATAGAATCTCTTGAAAAAAATCAAAAAGCAGATTCATTCTATGCTCAACAAAGAAAAACTGCTTTTGGTGCGCTAGAAAAACTTGCTTCTGGCGATGTATTCGGATTCCTTCAAGAGCGCGAACAAATGTCTGCTGATGCCCAAAACTTCTCTTATGATCAAATGATTTCTGATATTGAAGAAAGA